GAGGAGCACCATGCAGGAAGTGTGCCAGTGGAGGGGTAGGGGAGGGGGGGGGGTGCGTACCCGCGTGTAAGTGGTGGCGAGACGTAGCCAATACCCGCGATTTTAAAACACAAAAATAGAAACAACCTTAAATCTAGATCAAATGACCTAAAATTAAGATCGGTTAACAACTATAGAAACCGGGAGCTATGCGATATAGCTATTGTTTACACTTGTACAATTATATTAGCCCGGTATAGAAATTAATATAACCTTACAAATAAGCAATATTACTACACCTTGTATAACGGCTTAACAGGCTAATAGAACGTTAATTTATGAATCTGATGCAAACCCTTACACAGCTAAATCAATCAGGCGTATGGGCATTTGTGAACGAAAGGGATAAGATTGTGTACCTGTCGTACAGCAACAATTTTCTTACTTCTGTATCTAGAAACGTAAGAGAGCTTACCGACAAAAGCCATTCATGCAGACGAATGATTCGTGACAAATCCAAACTGCAAATTCAAATAATAGAGTCTAATTGTCACAAGGCTAGATTAGGATATTGGATTGACTTCTATAGAAACAAAGGCTATTCTCTCTATAGAAACAAGAATGGGGAAGTAACCTACAAGGTTCGTATTTCTATCTCAGAAGACTACAAAGTTTTCGTTATGCTGGTTAACAAGCGTAACGATAAGGTTGTAGTCGGTGTATTTCCCAATATGGAAGAGGCTAAGGTATTTAGCCAAACACACTATCCAGACAAAATCCATAAGATTGTCTACTCAGACAATCCTCTCACCAAAGAGTTTCTAAGGCGAAAGGATTCAACGGTGTAGGGTATGGGTATGTATGGAGATGTGTATGGGTATGTAGTAAGGAGTTGGCGAAAGCCCAGAAAAAATTCTGGTCTTTCTTGTGGTAAGGTAGCGGACATAGCTCTGCGTTGCTATAACCAGTCGGTATCGCTGTGCGTACCGTTCGCGGCTCGCTGTTTCAAGCTCGCCGTTGCGCTGCGTATTACTCATCGAGAGAAGCAACGCTCTCTGTGTTATAGTTGTTAACGTAAAGGAATTTTAACATTTATGGTATTTTTGATGTTAGTTGGCGTAATCTTTAGCTTTATTGTTTTTATTCTCGGAATTATGGGAATGGCTGAAGCAAAAAAAGATGATGAAAGGGAAAAACAAATATTAAGGATGGTTTTAAAGGATTGCCCGCCATATGGGACAGGTAGGCACGACTGGTCTATTGAACCAACGAGTATGAAACTGGTTTGTACAAAGTGCAACGTTAAGGCTGGGACGTTTGATGAATAAAAAATCTTTAACCGATAGAAAGGGGTTTTTAAGTAAAAGAGGGTTTGATTTGGTTTCTACCGATCATGGGTTTAATTGTCCTTTATTAGAGTTTTTTGGAAAAACTAGTATAATAAACCCGGCCCAAGACCAAACTCCAAAAGAGTTTAAACATGTGAGTTTTAGGAGAAGATATGTCGGAAAACAATCTAAGAAAGTGTAAAAAGTGCGAACAGCTTAAACCTCGTATATTAATTGGTAAGTACCCAGATGGGAAAAACAAGAAGTATGCGGACGAAACTGGAAAATTATGGAACGGCTCCGTTTGCGGGGGGTGTAATGTAAAAAGGGCAAGTGAGAACATGAAAAAGCTTCGAGAAAGGGTAAAAAATGCGTAGGTTTATAAAACAAAATATCTTTATGCTTTTAGCAACCGCGTTATCCCTTATTGTTCTTTTTGACCAAAGTTTATTTGTAAGGGATATAGCTCCCGAGGCGAAGTCTTTATATAAGCAATATATCAACCTTGTTCCCAAGTCTTGTAGGGATAAGCTTTTAGATTATAATAAAATCACTATAAAGTTTGAACCGCTAGGATCAAACTACTTAGGTGTTTGTAAAGAACACTTTAGGGAGCGAATTATAGTTTTAGATCGTCCCTTTTGGGATACTTCTGATGAAGAAAATAGACAACAATTACTGTTTCACGAAATGGCGCATTGTTTTTTAGGTAAGGACCATGTAAATTACGCGGATAACTATATGTTTCCAGTGCATTATCCGTTACCACATGATATATTTATTTCTCAAGTCAAGGCAGACATAAAAGAATTTTGTGAAAATGAAGATTAATGACCGTGTTCGGTATAAACACGATGGGTCTTGGTATGACGCGGAAATCGTGGAGTATGCCTATTGGATTCAAGAAGACGCTTATTGGATACGTTATAAGGACGACGACGGTGCAACTAGGGTAACTATTGCGTATGACTCGGATTTAGTGTTTATAGGCGGGGGAATTAAGTGTACTTGTGGTATAATGGCCAGCGGCGGCGGATTTCATAGTAATTGGTGCGACCGCTACAAGGCCGGAATAAAGGTTAATTAACAACTATATACAGAAAAGCTGCGTTCAGCAATGCTAACAGTCCTAAATAGGATAATAAATTCAGTAGCTTACGCTAACAAGGCTTATCTAATAAAGGGAAGAACATGGAAAAACTAGCGAAGCCTATTCTTTTTGGTTTATTTGTTGCACACTCTATTAGCTTTTTAGTGGTTTCCCCCACTTTTGAGCGTGGCCTTACCTTTGCTATATTAGCAATAATTATGGGTTTATTGGAGTTTAAAGCAACTAACAAAGAAATTGATTCTTTGCGTCAGGAAATAGAAACACTAAAAAAAGAAAGCGAAGAACAAAAAAAGTTTGGTCAAGAACTTTCTTCTCATGTTTCATCTATTAAAATGGGGCAACAGATTAAGACCGCTGGAAGGTTTTAATGGATCAGCTTGACGAAATGCTTGAGCAGTTTAAGGACTTCGCCTCGCTGCAAAAGTTTGCAGAGGCGCAGCAGCGAGCAATACAAACGCTTTCTAAAAAAATAAAAGCATTAGAAGACGAAAACGCAGAGCTAAAAACAAATCCAAGTTCTATAAGTGACCGGCCTCAAACGACCTTCCAAATAGAAGATTTGGGGTATGGGTCCGATGAAGAGGTTATTTCTAAAATACAATTGGCTAGACTTAAAGAAGTTTCGATGGAAAGGGAACTTACATTAGAAGAAGCCAAACGGGTTGAGATTTTTAGTAAAATTATTATCTCAAAAGAGAAAAATAAAACGTTTGATTTTGCAGCAAAAAAGGTTGATAGCACTGATCTATTAAAAATGATTGAAAATGAATCAGGTTCAGAACACTAAAACAAAATTAAACCGCCAGCAAGCCATAGCAGAACTATGGTATAGGGGCGAACTTTCTTGGAAGTGCCACACGGTTCAAAAGGAACTGCGTGATGTGTTTTATGAGTCTGAAGATAATTCAACGCTAGTATGGCTTTTAGCACGTCAGTCGGGGAAAAGCGTCGATTTAGCTATCCTTTCTTTAGAGCAAGCTATTAGAAAACCAAACGCAATCATAAAAATTTTGACAGACACCAAGATTCACGCGCAAAGCATCTTTGAACCCATCTTTAAAATGCTTTTAGAGGACTGCCCAGAGCCTTTAAAGCCTAACTATACCGAAAGTAAGTTCACCTATCACTTTGCAAATGGCAGTCAAATACAGCTTGCTGGTAGTGATAACAAGCATTATGAGCGTCTTCGGGGACAAAAGTCGGATTTGGTGCTCGTTGATGAGGCTGGGTTCTGTGACAATTTAAAACATATTGTTAAATCCATTTTGCTTCCCACTCTTACACACACTGGGGGAAAAATTGTTCTTGCGTCAACCCCTCCAACTAACCCAGACCATGAGTTTTATGAGTTTATTGAGCAAGCCGAACTAAATAATACTCTTACAAAGAAAACAATTTACGAAAATCCTTTACTCAAAGAGGAACAAATTAAAAGAATTATAAAGGAAATGGGCGGGGAAAACTCTCCCGGGTTTCGTAGAGAGTATCTTTGTGAATTAATTCGGGAAGAAGAGAATGTTTTATTTCCAGAATTTACTTCTGATTTAGAAAAAGAAATTATTAAAGAGTGGCCGAAGCCTCCTTTTTATGATTCATATGTTTCAATGGACCTTGGATACAAGGATTTAACTGTTGTTTTATTTGGGTATTACGATTTTAGAGCAGACAAAGTTATTTTTGAAGATGAAATTGTTTTAAGTGGAAAGGAGTTGCAGCTACCAGAGCTAACTTCTGCCATTTTAAAAAAGGAAACGGGCCTTTGGACTAACGTTCTTTCTGGAGAGGTTAAGCCTCCTTATCTTCGCGTGAGCGACATTAATTATATTGTCACGCAAGAAATTTCTAGAATTTCAAATGGTGAAGTTTACTTTGCACCAACAAAAAAGGATGATAAGGAGTCAGCTTTAAACAATCTAAGAGTTATGCTTGCAACAAAAAAAATAATTATTTCTCCTAAGTGCAAGACTCTTATACGACATTTAAGAAATTGCCGGTGGAAAAACACTGAGCACAAAAAAACGTTTGCTAGGTCGCCCGATAATGGACACTACGACGCTGTTGATGCTGCTGTTTATTTTGTTCGTTCAATATCCTTTACAAAAAATCCTTACCCAGCTCACTATAATTTAAATACAACAGACCTTTACGTTAACAATCCTACAAAGTTTTACGGTCAACAATCTAATGATATGTACCGAGCAATTTTTAATGTTCGTAAAAAGAGGTAAAAATGGATACACCGACAACGACAGTAGATAAAAGGCAATCTGATAACGAATATTTTGCTAAAAAGAAAGCAGAAGATTGTGCAGGAGTTCTACTTTCAAAGGGTGAAAGCTTTTTTAACCTTTTAAGAGCAAATGCTTATCTAGAAAAAATGTCTCGAATGTGGCGGGCTTATCACGGCGCATACTCAAATGACCTTGGCTATGGGCATCGGGTTGAGTTTTCTGGTGAGCAGGGCGAATTAGTTCAGCTTCCAGTAAACCATTTTAGAAACATCGCATATCATATTTACACAATGCTTACAGCTAACCGCCCCATCATGGAAGCGCGGGCTGTAAATACTGATTATAAATCTCTTGCACAAACTTATGTTGCAAACGGCGTTCTTGACTACTACATGCGGGAAAAACATTTAGAGGACGCTATTAAAAAAGCAGCAGAAATGGCAATTGTTCTCGGTTCTGGGTTTATTAAATTAGACTGGAACGCAACTGCGGGGGAAGCGTATGACGCTGACCCAGAAACAGGCGAGTTTGTGTATGAAGGAGAATTAGAATTTACCAATCTTTCTCCTTTTGACGTTGTTGTTGACGGAACAAAAGAAACTTGGAATAATGAATGGGTTTTAACTCGTTCGTTTCAAAACCGTTACAATCTTATTGCTAAGTACCCGGAACTCACCGACAAGCTATTAGGTGTAAAAGCTAAAAACCAAAGTGCCGTTTACCGTCTTGCTGTATTTAGCAATGACGACACCGACGATATTCCGGTATATGAGTTTTATCACAAGCGGACAGAGGCAATGCCTGATGGCCGTTATATGCTATTTGTTGACGCAGATATTGTTCTTTTAGATACAAAAATGCCGTACCGGGTTCTTCCTGTGTTCCGTATTGTTCCCTCTGAAATTCTAGGAACACCATACGGTTATACCCCCATGTATGATATTTTCCCCATCCAAGAGGGGATTAATTCTCTCTATAGTACAATAATGACCAACCAAAACGCCTTCGGCGTACAAAATTTATTCGTGCAACGCGGAGCTGACATTGCAGTTAACACACTTGATGGAGCCATGAATATTATTGAGGGTAATGCAAAACCAGAGCCACTAAATTTAACACAAACACCAACCGAAGTGTTTAATTTTTTAAACATGCTAATTCAATCGGCAGAAACTATTTCTGGTGTTAATAGCGTTACACGCGGAAACCCAGAAGCATCTTTGCGTTCTGGTAATGCGTTGGCTCTAGTTCAGTCAATGTCATTGCAGTATATGTCTGGTCTTCAGCAAAGCTATATAAAGCTTATAGAAGATGTTGGTACTGCTATTATTCAAATGTTAAAGGACTTTGCAACAACCCCAAAAGTCATTGCTCTTGTCGGTAAAAATAACCGTCCTCTTTTAAAGGAATTTACTGGGGAACAAATTTCCGCAATCAATCGCGTAGTTGTTGACGTAGGTAATCCTCTTTCACGAACAATTGCCGGGCGCGTTCAAATGGCCGAACAACTTCTTCAAATGAGTTTGGTTAAATCCCCCGAACAGTATTTTCAAATTTTAAATACTGGTAAATTAGAAACCATGTATGAAGGAGAAATGAATGAATTGCTTTTAATTAAATCTGAAAATGAGCAAATGACCGAGGGAAAGGACGTTATTGTTTCGCCACTCGATAAGCATAGGCTACATATAAACGAACACAAGGCAGTTTTATCTGATCCTGATTTAAGGCGTGATCCAGAACTTGTTAAAGTTGTGCTAGACCATATAGAAAAACATTTAAACTCACTAAGACAGACCGATCCATCGCTTCTTTTGCTTGTTGGCGAACAACCCCTACCTCCAATCGGTCAAGCGTCAGGCCCAATGCCCGGTCAACAAATGCCCGCCCCACCATCGGGGCAACAGTCCCCAATGGATCAACTACTAGCAAGTCAAGGTGGCAACGTTTCTAGTGGAGAAACAATAAAAGCGCAGGGAGAATCAATGCAAGTGCCACAAGTACCAACCCCACCGCCACCATTTGAAAATTTACCAGTAACCGCTAGTCAGGTTATTCCACAGTAACAACTATAATTAGGTGATAATATGCCCGAACCGATAAAACCACCTTCAAAACTTGACTCGGCCCAAGTTTTACAGCACGCATTTGATGATGAAACAAAAACGCTACGAGTTCAAACTGAAGCAACTGTTGTTGCGGGGGTGATGGAAGTAGCAATAGATCACCAAACCGACTCTGTAAAAATTGGGGACGGTACTAGGCTTGCTGGTGTTACTAGTAACAACGAATTAAAAGTTAAGCTTGCGTCTGTTTCTGAAGCAAGCCCACTTCCTGTTGATCTTTCAAATGTTACCGTTGATAATACTTTACGAGTTAGTGGTGGCCTTGTAAAACCACAGTTTGATTATTTTTCTGGCGCGCATACCTCAACGTCTTCTGTTTATACATATCGCATGGGAGGGCCGACTGGAGCAATTGTTTCTGTTGTGACTGTAACATATGTTGACGGTACAAAACGCGAAATTGCCAGTCTTACGGTAACCTAACATGTTACTATTGCAATATGATCCCGGCACAACAGAATTAATTTTTAGGGAAACATTTGTCCCCCCAGTAACAGCAAGTTTTTCCGAGTTTACTTTAACAACGGATTTAGCGTTAACACAAGGGACTATTATTGTTGCTCAGGTTATGGATGTAACAGAAACTGGCGTATTGGAACTAAACATTAATAGTATTTTAGAGGTAGTTTAATGAGTCAGCTTATTTTACAAGAGATAGATTCTCCAGAAACACCGCTTACTACTAAAGTAACCATTTATGCAAAAGCAGATGGTTTGGTGTATTCTAAAAACGATGCTGGTGAAGAAACTCTTCTTTCTAATAGAGATTTTATTCTTTTAGACCACATTGGGGCGGCTAACCCTCACCCACAATACCTACTAAAAGATAGCGCGGGTCAAATGCAATACGTTACAATTGGTAACGTAGAACTTTTAAACAAAAAAATATATTTAGCATATCAGCCAGCAAATCCACTTTACGTTCAGGTGGATTTAAAACAGGGCGGTGGCCCTCTTTTTTATGGCGAAGATTTTATTGTCTCTGGAAACGAAATTCAATGGACTGGGCTTGGCTACGAGAGTCTTGCCGAACTTGGCGACAAGCTGCGAATTCGTTATGACAAATATAACGCAGACCCAGTTTTAACCGGACCAGAGTTTGTTCTAATAGATCACATTGGGGCAGCTAACCCCCATCCTCAGTATCTGTTAAAGGCAAATTCAAACTACGTCCAGTACAATACAGTTTCTAGTTCAAATGTAACAAATAAAAAAATTGTTCTTGACAGAACGCCTCTTAATCCCCAATTTGTTCAAGTTGATATAAAAGAAGGTGGTGGCTCCCTCTTTTTTGGTGTGGACTTTATCGTAGAAGGGAATGAGCTAAAATGGGAAGGCTACGAATACGAGTATATCGTAAGCGTAGACGATAAGCTTCGCATTGTTTATAATGCCACATAGTTAAAGGAGAAAATATGAGTATTCAAATTAAAAAGAAATTTTTAGGCTCTCAGTCTATTGACGGGTCTAAAATTCTATTCTTAAACGATGAAGCGTTTAAAGCTTTAAAAGCTGACGGTACTACCGAAGTTTCATTATTTAAAGTTGGTTCTGACGATAAATTAAAGTTCCTTCAAGTTCCACAACTTGAAAGCGATCCTACTGATGATAAAGATATGGCCCGTAAGGGTTATGTTGACACAGAAGTTTCTGCCGAAGAATCTCGCGCTATGGCTGCAGAAGCTAGTCTTGATGCTGCAATTACTGCACTATCTTCGTCTGGTGGAGCAGCGGTTTCTGCTGTTGAAAGTGAACTAAATGCAACACAAGCTGGTGCTGGTCTTTCTTCTGCTGGTGCATATACTGCTCCTGTTGGAAGTAACTATCTAGGTTCTGCTGTATCATTAAAAGATGCAGATAGCAAGCTAGACGCTGCAATTAAAGCAGAAGTTGATGCCCGTATTGCCGATGTTGATGCCGAACAAACCCGCGCTGAAGCTGCTGAAGTTGCTTTAGATGGACGTTTAGACAGCATTGAAGGTATTGTAACCTCTACCTCACTCACTCTAACTGGCGCTGGCCCAGCAGTAATCACTGCTTCTGATCTAGAGTTTGCTGTTAGCGGAACAATTGATTTTGGTGGTAAGGCTCTAAATTCAGTTGGTGATGGTGTTGCTGCTGATGACGCTGCAACTAAAGGCCAACTAGATGCAGAAGTTTCTGCTCGAATCGCCGATGTTAATGCCGAAGAATCCCGCGCTATGGCGGCTGAATCGGCTCTTGACGGACGCCTTGATATTGTTGAAGGTGCAGACACTGTTGAAGGGTCTGTTGCTAAGGCTGAAAAGGACGCAAAGGACTATGCAGACGCTCAAGTTTCTGCTGAAGCTTCTGCTCGTATTGCGGCTGATTCTGGTCTAAGTGGTGAGATTTCCACTGAACGGGGTCGTATTGATGCAATCCTTTTAGCCGCTGATGCAAACAAAGACAGCTTTGCTGAAATTGTTGCATTAATCAATAGCGTTGATACTACTAACGATTCTGCTTTTGCTGCATATGTGTTAAGTAACGATGCTGCTCTTGCTCAAGAAATTTCAGATCGAATTACTGATGTTAACACAGAAGAAAGTCGTGCTCTTGCTGCTGAATCTGCTCTTGATAGTCGTCTAGATGCCCTAGAAGCTGATCCAGTAACAAAAGCATATGTCGATGCTGCCGATTTTGCTCTAGATGGTCGCCTTGATATTATTGAGGGAGCAGACACTGTAGAAGGGTCTGTTGCTAAAGCAGAAAAAGATGCTAAAGATTACGCTGATGCACAAGTTTCTGCTGAACAAGGCCGCGCACTTGCTGCTGAATCTGCTCTTGATAGCCGTTTAGATGTTCTTGAAGGGGACGCAACAACCGAAGGCTCTGTTGCAAAAGCAGAACAAGACGCTAAGGCTTATACTGATTCTGCTATTGCTCAAGAAGTAATTGACCGTAACAGTGCAATTTCTACCGCTGTTTCTAATCTAGTTGATGGCGCTCCTGCTCTACTTGATACCCTCAATGAGCTTGCTGCTGCTATTAACGATGATGAAAACTTTGCAGTTACTATTGCAGGGCAAATCAGTGGTCTAGATAGCCGTGCAGACGCTCTTGAAGCTGCTTCTGTCGAGTTTAAGCCAGTTGAAAAGTTTGTTCTAACTTCAACAGACATTTCAAATGGTTATATTACTCTAAGCTATAAGGCAATTCAACACAGCCTCCGCGTATCAGTTGATCGTCTTGCTGTCCATCAGGGCGCAGGAAATGACTATACCGTTAGCTTAGTTGGTGGAGTTACCCGCATTACTTTCGTCAATTCACTCGTTACTGCCGGACAAGAAAAACTTTCCGTTGGTGATGAAGTTTACGTCGAAGGTGCAAAACTTGCGATTGTAACTGTCTAATAGATAGTTGATGGGGAGGGGTGGGATTATTTTATTCCATCCCTCCTTTTTTTTAGGAGATTTTATGTCTAATTTAATTTTTTCTGGCGGGATGACCGTTTCAGGTGGGATGAGCGCCGAAATGGGTGCCGGTTCACCCGGGCTACTTGCAACTAGTCTTGCATTTAAAGGATTTGGTGGTGCAGCCCCTTCTTTGGGCTCTGGAACAGCAAACCCCAATTCTTTATCTTATAGTGTTTCTGGTGGGGTAATGTCGCTTTCGTATGATTTATTATTTTTAGGGACAGGAACCCAAACTACTGCATATTACGGTATTTCTATGCCCAGCGATTATAAGTTTTCCGCCGCGTATAGCAATGGAAATACTATCGGTTCAGGAACACTTGGAAATTCCAACGGAGATTATGCAGTTGAAGTTCGGTATGTTGATCCGACAACAATTGGTATATACTTCCCAAGTTTTGGTCAATACTGGAATAATAACTGCGGTGGGTTTGTATTTGGTGGTAGGCTTAAATTAACCTTTACAATGTCTGCTCAAGTAATCCCAGCTTAATTACATAAAGGAAAAGTTTATGTCAAATTTAATTATTTCTGGGGGTGTTACCCTCTCTGGTGGATTTAGTGCTGAAATGGGCGCTGGTGGCGGTGGAGGTGGAATACTGCCGCTGCCAGTTACCGGAAGTGTTGGTTACTGGTTTACAGCCGGTTCATTGAACCTTGCGGACGGAGCCTCGGTTACTTCTTGGTCCGACCAACAAGGCGGCGAGCCTCTCGTCCCATTATCGACCGCACCTACTTTCGTTTCAAACGCTATCAACGGGAAACCTGCGGTGATGAACACAAGCACCAGTAGCCCTAGTACGCTAGGCAGGAGTACGGGTAGTTCGCCGGGAAATCCATATGCCCCTAGCATAGATCGGACTACGTTTGTTGTTGCAAAGGCCCTGTCTACTACTGGAGTCCAGCAAATCTATGCGGACGGTCAAATTGACTATTATCACCCAACATTGCGTATGAACGGAACGGGTTTAGAACAGTTTCAGGTTGAACAAAGTGCCTACTTCCCAAATGGCGAAATAAGGCAATATGGCACAGTTGGAACAAGTGCATTCATAGCTACAGAAATAATAAACAACAATGTCTACAACGGAGAACCTAGCCTTAAAAACTCGACTTTATTTCTGAATGGAGTAAAAGTTTTCCACCACGAATGGTGTAATCTTACACCTTACTGGAGCCATTACTCACCCGTTGTTCGCGTGTTCGGAGTCCCATCGGATTCTGGAGCCGGTGGGGGGACTGGGTTTAATGGTTATGTTGCCGAAATTATTGTTTATGATCGCGTACTTACCACCCAAGAGACAGCAGACGTTCATTCGTATCTTGCTGCCAAGTATGGTATCCAAGTTGTGAGTCAGGAGAATCTCGGCTCAGGAGTTGGCTACATCTCTGGTATGCCAATCACCAATCTTTCAAGGATTGCGACTGGAACTGGTTCTAGTGTTGCTTCACAAAGCACACCTTTACACCTTGTTGCATATCATCTTTCTAATGGAACATTTACGGGGGCTCAGATTGATGAATTTGTGACAACTGGACATATTTCGGGGGCTCCGGTTGTTGTTAGCCCTTCCGGTTGGGATGAAACCCCAGTCAGTAATGGTTACTCTGGCGTTATGCTTGGAGCAAAGGCTGGCGAAATTCGTCGCTTTACTTGGTCACAATATAATTCGGACTGTTTAATCAAACTAGTAAACTTTGTTTAATTAAAACTTAAACTAAACTAAGCCTCATAAGGTAACTCCTTATGGGGCTTTTTTATTTAACAACTTATAATATGGCTATTATCATATTCAAATCCAAACAATCCCCCTCCAAACCCAAAAAAGAACACATTGACCTATCTCTTGAACACAAAAAAGCTAAAAAATCTTCACAATTTTTTAAAATAGCGTTCTCTCTTTCTATTATATTAAATGTGTTTCTATTTTTGCATATGTTTCTTGCTAAATAACAACTATATTGGACTAAGTGTAACTTCTTTGTCCGATGGAGTTTTATGTCATTTAGAGAAGGCTATGCAAAAAAACTCGGTGTTTCAACCTTCTTAGGTTACTGGGATGCCGCAGCAAATTCTCCCGCCCTTTCCTCTGGGCAAGGTTCTGCAAACTCATACTATATAGTTTCCGTTTCTGGTTCAACGTCGTTGGATGGTGAATCGGATTGGATTGAAAAGGATTGGGTTTATTTCAATGGAACAAACTGGGTTAAGTTAGACAATACCGACGAAGTTCACCTTAACTCCCCAGCTTTTACAGGGGAGCCAACTGCCCCAACCCCAAATTCTTCCGATAATTCTAATAAAATAGCAACAACTGCTTTTGTAAGGTCAGTGGCTTCTAGCTCTGGCTTTTTAGACGGGGGTACACCCTCTTCAAATTTTGATAGTTTAACCACCGTTGATGGTGGAGGAGTATAATATATGCCAACTAAAATTCAATTAAGACGCGGGACAGCTTCAGAATGGACAAGCGCAAATCCTACACTAGCATCTGGTGAAGTTGGGCTTGAAACTGACACAAAAAAGTTTAAAATTGGTGACGGTTCTTCTGTTTGGTCTTCCTTAGCTTACTCTTCTGTCACTTCTTCTGCTGTTAACGATGCTGTTGCAGCACACGCAGACCGAACGGATAATCCCCATAGTGTGACAAAAGCACAGGTTGGTCTTGGTTCTGTAGATAATACCTCCGACCTTAGTAAGCCAATTTCTACAGCGGTTCAAGCAGCCCTTGATGAAAAATATGACGCTTCAAACCCCGATTCTTTTGTTGATGCTGCAGGGGCATCGGCAGCGGCTCCAGTGCAATCAGTTGCTGGAAAGACTGGTTCAGTTACA